ATGAACTTTTATGAACTAAGAATAACATTAAATCTAAAAAAAGATATTCATTGTGATTATATAACTGAAAAATTATCTATACTTTTTAATAAATCTATGGTTTATAATGAATATCTAAAATCAATACATGAAATCAATATGTACAAGCTATATGTTTTTGAAGGATTATCTCCCTTTGAAAAAGATAAAGTTTATAAACATGGAAGATATTATATGACTAGACTAAGATGCGTAGACGAGTTTCTAGCAGAAACTTTTAGGGAAACTTTAAAACAAACTAAAACAAATGAGTTTGATGTACTTGCAGTTGATATAGATATAGTAACTCCAAAGTTTGTAAAAACTTTATTTAATGTAACACCAGCTATATCAATTATAGATAATGAACCCTGGACTGATAAAATGGATATTGAATTAATAAAAAGAAATATAAATAAAAATTTAATAAAAAAAATAAAAGCAATCCAAGGTATAGACGAGTTTTTAGAACATGACATGATAAAAAATATAAAATTAAAAAACAGAATGCCTATAGGATGTAAATATAAGCGTATTAAATTGCTAGGAAATAAATTTGAAATACAAATTAAAGAACATCCTATATCACAACTAATGGCAAATGTAGCTTTAGCAGTAGGTATATTAGAAAAAAATTCTCTTGGATATGGCTATTGTTTGTATAAGGATAATTAATTATTTTCCCAACCGATTCATAAAATAAAATTCATTAAACCTCTTGATTTTAAAGGGTTTGATAAGGTTTTTCTATGAAAAAATTAAATAATCAAAATCGGTTGGGAAAAAATCAAGGAAATTGTTTATTTTCAATGCTTCTAAGGGTATAATAAAAATAAGAAATGGCTATTTTACTATGGTTGAACATTAACATGAGATGTATTTAAATGCATTAGGTATATGATAAGTATGCTTTGCATTTCTGTTGAACATTAACATGAGATGTATTTAAATAAGATATTGATAGTAAGAAGTCCGATGAGTGTAAGTTGAACATTAACATGAGATGTATTTAAATTAGATATAAGTAAGAAAGACACCAGTTTTTATTTTAGTTGAACATTAACATAAGATGTATTTAAATTCCAAAATACTCCAGGATAAAGGATTTAGAGAAATAAGTTGAACATTAACATGAGATGTATTTAAATATAAAAATTTAAATGAATCAGAAAAAGAGGCTGTGCGTTGAACATTAACATGAGATGTATTTAAATCATAGACAAGATGTTTCCTGTACGTTACCCTGTCCAGTTGAACATTAACATAAGATGTATTTAAATAGACGTGTAAGTATTGAATTTACTAGGTTTAAAGAAATTCGTCAAAAATATCGTCAAAAATAATTTTCAAAAAATATTTTTGATTACTTGATGGGCTTTATTTAACATATCGTTATTAACGTGGCTATAGGTTTTTAAAGTTTGCTCTACAGAGTGTCCTAAAATTTGTGCAGCAGTTTTAAAATCTACTCCATTTGCAATTAACTTAGTAGCGTAAGTGTGTCGCAATTCGTGGATAGTTATACCGAAGCCACGTTTTTTTAATTTTGAATTTACAATAGAACAAATAGAGTTTGTAGCTTTGAAATTAAGAATTCTATTATTAATATTTATAATATTTTTATGGTTAATTAATTCTTTAATAACTGCATTTGAAACTGGAATAATTCTATTAGAGTTTTTACTTTTAACATCTCCAAATCCCCAAGTACTTTCTTTTACTTTTTTCCATTGCTTATTTACAGTTATAGTATTATTTTTAAAATCTACATTATCCCAAGTAAGTCCAAGTAGTTCTCCAAGCCGCATACCAGTATTCACTGCTAAGAAAATTAATAAATAGTATTTATCATCTTTAAAAGATAGCAATAGATCTTCAATTTCAGTATCTGTTAATGCCTTTTTTTTAGTAGGTATAGGTTTTCCTATTTTAATATTTTTAGTTGGAATTTCATCTACAATTTTATATTCTTCTTTAGCACATCTAAATAAAGTATTAATTCTCTTTAAGTAATACCGAATGGTATTGTTATTTAATCCTTCCTTGGTTATCTTATCTACAATTTTTTGTATATCTAATGATATTATTTTACTCATTTCTTTATTATTCAAATCACTAAATTTATTAAGCACAGTTATTAAAGAATTTACTGTAGAGTATTGTTTATAAAGTTTTTCGTGTTCAATATATATATCAGCAAATTCTCCAAATTTTAATTTGTCAAAAGATTTATTAACTGTTTTTACATTCTTTTTTAGTTCTTGTAACATCTTTTCGGCTACAGGTTTAGCATCTTTTTTTGTTTTAAATCCTTGCTTGGACTTTTGTTTCCACTTACCCACATTATCTTTGTAACTAATTATAAATTGCCAGCCTTTATCTTTCTGTCGATAAGTTACGTTATAATCCATAAAAAATCACTCCTTTTAATTAGTATGAACATTTTGGTAAAAGGCATTCCAAAAATCGTCCACTTCTTTTTTTATAGGTAAAACATATCGAGAGGTTATTATATAAGTAATATTATCATAGCAGTTGTATAGGTACTCCAAACTTTTTTCTTCTATTTTAAATTCATAATTTTTTAATTTTATAGTATTATCTGATAATGTCCCATATTGCGAATCAAACCAATTTACGTTACTATATGAATAATGAGGGATTATTTTTTTACTTTTATCTAAACCATCCATTAAATTTTCATCCATGTGTTCAAGCATGTTACGAATCTTTTTTAAATTAGTATAGGTTTTGCTATTATGGATTTCTATACTTTTCTGTTTTAGGGATAACTTTTTATATAGATTCATAGATATATTATATGCTTTTTCAGCTGATATAAGCAGAAAATGAATATCACCGAATAATTTAGTAAATAATAATTTGTCCTCAAATTTTTTTATACTATGATTAGATAATGGATCTAAGTCTATATAAGTTTGGTTTATTCTTTCAAATTGAATCGAAACTAGATTTAAGTAATTTTCTAAATATTTATATAGATTTGAGATTATCATATGAGTTTCATATTCCGGTTTATAATCTAGAATATGCTCTATATATTTATATATATTTTTGTGATTATCAAATTTTTTCAATGTACGTCACTCCAATCTAATATTTTAAAATAAGGAAGGTAATACATGTGATTAAAAATTATATATTAAATGAATTTGAAGTAGAAGAAAATAATGCTCACATAGAATTTAATTTTACTGATGTTGATGGCAATTTAGTTAAAGGTGTTTATTATGGAATAGAAAATAATATATATGAATTTTTAGAAAAGTTTTCATATAATTTAACTGAAAATACTTTTCATGAAACTATAAATGAGTTAACTGAAAATAGTGGACCAATTGATACTAATTTCCCCATAAAGATAACTATAGTACCAGCAAGAAGATAATAATATATTATTTATCCTAGTATCTTTATTAAGTTAGAATGGTATATCATTATCATCAATATCAGATGCAATTTGTTCTATAGTTTTTTCGTTTAAGTATTCCGCACTGTTTTGCCAATCATTAAGTAAGCCTTGTTTATAAAAGGTAGTGGGTTCACCACAATATTCACAAAAACGAGCATTGCCGTTAGCTATCATACCACATTGAGGTTTTACTTGAATCCAATTACCAAATTCATTTTCTTCACATATACCATTATCATTTGTACATTTATTTATTAAGTAAATTCCACATACGCGACAATAAACACCATCAATAGCCATTTGTTCATTTCCACATTTAGGACAAACTATAGCTTTGCCTTTATCGTCTAATTTGTATCCGCTATAAATCATATTTCCATCTCCTCGTATTAAATTTCTCCCACATATAGGGCAATATTTAGCAATATCAGAAATAAATGAATAGTTGCAATTTAAGCAAACTTTTTTGTGAATAAAATCATGAAATAATAAAAGTATTTTCTTATCAGATGTATTTAAGTGTTTATGATTTCTCCACTTTAAGTAATCTTTATATCTATAAAGAGATGCCTCTTCGGATAATTTACAAATGTTTATTATATCAGTATGATTCTTTATATCTAGCTTATATAAAATTATAGGGTTAGCTAATAATAAAGACGCAAATCTATTTGCTTCAGCTTCCATCCACCTATATTCATCATCGGTTAGACTATTTCTAAAAATTTTAGTTTTGTTACTTGCTTTGTGATGACATAAGAGAACATGTCCAAGTTCATGGGCTAGTGTCCATCTTCTTCTAGTAGGTTTTTTATAATATATATCTAAATCATTATAAAAAATTAAATACCTATCTTTTTTTAGACTATATATAGTACAGCCTTCATCAGAACCAAAATGTTCAATTACTTCAAGTTCGGTTAGGTGATATTTATTCATATGTTTGCTATAAGAAACAACCTTACAATTTTTAAGTTTTAAAAAGATATTCATTAAATCAACTGGATATTTTTTTATATTAAATTTTATAAATAAATTATTTACTGTAGTTTTTATAAATGAATATCTAGTTTTCTTCATCATCAAAATAGTCCTCAAAAGAAGCTTCTAATATTTTCATCATTTTTTCTTTATCTTTAGGGGACATTTTATTTCTAGCCCTTTCAATTCTTAGAATGTCATTATCTTTATTTTGTTTTATAGATTTACTACTAGTTTCATTATTGAAAAATATATTAACAGAGACTCCAAGAGCATCGGCAATAGTTTTTAATGTATCAATACTAGGGTTATATCTATCAGCTTCTAAGTCGGCTAAGTAACCTCGTGACATATTACATTTATCAGCTAAAGTCTTTTGAGTAAGGTTAGCATCTCTTCTTAATTTTTTCAAAGTAATACCTATTTTCATTTAAAAACCTCCTTAGTGTGTCGGAATTACCGACTATATAAGTTTATTATAATTGTTCAATAAATTAAAATCAATATGTAAAATGACGGAAATACAAGCAAATAAAAGGAAAATGAAGGTGTAGCATTACAAATGCTTAAAAATGAATAATTATAGTCGGTAATTCACGACAAAGCGACTTTACATATTGTCGTGAATACATTACAATTAACATGTCGAAAGGAGGTTGAAACATGATATCAGAAAACAAAATTATTATTGGGAAAATTTTAAAAGAAGCTAGAATAAAGGAAAACATGACGCAGGCCAATCTATCTAAAAGAGTAGGAATTTCTCGAAGTTATTTAGCTGATTTGGAAGCGGGAAGATATGCACCAAGCTCGGAAAAATTGCTGATTTTAGCGAGGATTTTAAAATTAGATATAAATTCTTTAATAGATAAGATTAAACATTAAAAGGAGATGATTAAATGAACAATTTACAAGTGTTTAAAAACAATGAGTTTGGAGAAGTAAGAACTATTATAAAGGGAACACAACCTTTATTTTTAGCAAATCCATTAGCGAAGATTCTTAATTATTCAGAACCTGCGAAGATGTTAAAAAGATTAGATGCAGATGAAAAAGTTGAATTTAAATCAAATGAGGTTGCGACCATATTGGGAGTAAGCTTTTCAGAACTAGGATTATCTAAGTTTTCACCTAAAGCAGTATTTATAACAGAAAGTGGATTATACAATGCGATTTTAGGTAGCGAGAAAAAAGAAGCAAAGAAATTTAAAAGATGGGTTACATCAGAAGTATTACCTAGTATAAGGAAGCATGGAATGTATGCTACTGATGAATTACTAGATAATCCAGATTTATTAATTCAAGTTGCTACAAAGTTAAAAGAAGAAAAAGCTAAGAATAAAATACTTGAATTACAAAATAAGCAGAAAGAGCAAATTATAGGAGAGTTAAAACCTAGAGCGGATTATACAGATAAAATTTTAAAGAACAAAGGTCTTGTAACAATAACGCAAATTGCCAAAGACTATGGGATGACTGGAACAGGATTAAATAAATTGTTGCATGAATTAAAAGTGCAGTATAAACAAAGCGATCAGTGGCTTTTATATAAGGAACATAGTGGTAAGGGGTATACACACTCTGAAACTATAGACATTATTAGAAGTGATGGTAGACCAGATATAAAAATGAATACTAAGTGGACTCAAAAGGGAAGATTGTTTTTATACAACTTACTTAGGGATAAAGATATATTACCAACGATAGAACAAAAAACCGAACAAGAAGCAGCGTGTAGCAGATAGGAGGAATAAACATGGAAAACAAACTATTAACTCAAAAAGATTTAGCACAAAGATGGCAAATGAGTGTTAAGTCTATAGAAGAATATCGTAAAGCTGGTATTATACCCGTAGTTGAGGGTATACCAGCGATAAGATTTAATATACAAACGATTTTGGAGTTAGAAGGAACTAAATTAGAAAGATTTAGTCCTATTGAACGCAGAAATATGGAAAGAGAGTTAGAAAAATTAAAGCAAGAGAATGAGCAGTTAAAAGGTATATTAAGCAAAACATTAGCTAACTTAGCACCAGTTTTAAGTTTAAAGGAGGATAGACCATGAAAGTTAATACAGTGGAGCAGTTTAAAGTATTGCAGTATTTAAAAGAAAACTTTGAACTTACTTTGTTTAAAGTTGAGTTGTTGGATAGATATAGCATCAAAATTACAGATAGTAAAAATGAAAGCATGGTTTTTAAATATGAAAATGGAAAAGTAACTTGGGAGGTATAGCATGAATCATTTAAAAAGATTGTCTAGAAATCAGAAGAAAGCATTAAGTAGCTTAGGATTAGAACCAAAAGATTATTTAAGACTTACACAAGAGGGGTGATTACATGACACCTATAGGACAAGCAGTATTTGGTTTTTATAGTTTCATATCCGTTTCAGTTTTAATGGTCCTAAACATAAAGAAGATAGCAAAGGAGGATGCAAAAGGTTGGGAGCTAGTAGCGTTGATTCCAGTGTTAATATTTTTAGCAAATGTGATTTAGAGATATGCATGAAAGGAGTGAAAATATGAATGCAAACTGGATAGCACTTTATTTAGCTATCGTAAAAGAAATTAAAGTAAGCAAAGCATTATCAATCATGGAACTATCGACAAGAAAAAAGAGCTGCGCCAACAGCTCAATTAAAAAAATTTAATAAAAAATCGTTACTTAGATTCTATAAGAGATTGGGGGATTTGTAAAGTATGAATAAAGCATTAACTGTATTAATTGATAGTATAAATGCTCAACTTGCTGTACTAAATGCTAGTGATTGCAAAATTTATGATGAAGAAAATTTAGAGTATTACTTAAGTGAAGTTTATTATAACAGTGAAGATGATGAATTAAAGTGTAGATTCAAGGAGGAACTTAAATATGAATAAACTTAACTGGCTTCAAGAAAGACAGAAAGGTATTGGTGGAAGTGATGTAGGAGCAATACTTGGAATAAATAAGTGGAAAACTCCTTTTGAAGTCTATTTAGAAAAAACTGAGCCAATTACTGAAGTTAAAGAGCAAAGTGAAGCAGCTTATTGGGGGGATCAGTTTGAAGAAGTAGTTGCTAAAGAATTTGAAAGAAGAACAGGTAAAAAAGTAAGAAGAGATAGAAGACATTTTAAACATAAAAAGTATCCATTTATGGTTGCAAATATAGATAGAAGAGTTGTGGGAGAGAGCGCTGTATTAGAATGTAAAACAGCTAATCAGTTTTTAGCTAAAGAATGGAAAGATGAAGAAATACCAGCTAGCTATTTAGTACAAGTGCAGCATTATTTAGAAGTAACAGGAGCAGAAAAGGGATATATAGCAGTACTAATAGGTGGACAAAAATTCATATGTAAAGAAGTAGAACGTGATGAAGAACTCATAAGAATGATAATTAATACTGAAAAAGAATTTTGGAAACTAGTAGAAAACAAAACACCACCAGCATTGGATGGAAGTTCAGCAGCTGAAAAGTGGGTTAATGAGAAATTTAAAATTGCAAATGAGGGAGAAATAGTAGAGTTAGATTCTAGTTATAAAAATAAATTACAGGAATATTTTGAATTAAAAAAACGTGAAAAGGAATTTAAAGAGGAAATTAAGCAATTAGAAAATCAGCTTAAAAATGATATAGGAAATGCAGAATTAGCTCATGTTCCTGGTTTTCATATTAGCTGGAAACAAATAAAAAGTAGTAGAGTTGATTCTAAAAAATTAAAAGCTGAGTTTAAGGATATTTATGATAAATGTTTGAAGGAAAGTTTAAGTAGAAGACTATCAATTAAGGAGGAAAAATAATATGGCAACAGCATCAAGTTTAAAGAATGAATTATCAAAGAAACAAAGCAAAACAGAAATAGGAAGTACAGTAAAAGGACTTTTGAGTAATGGTGGCATAAAGAAAAGATTTGAAGAAGTATTAAACCAAAAAGCACCACAATATATGAGCAGTATAGTGAATTTAGTTAATGGAGATACGAACTTACAGAAGTGTGATCCTATGAGTGTAGTTGCAAGTTGTATGGTTGCAGCAACAATGGACTTACCTGTAGATAAAAATCTAGGATATGCATGGGTAGTTCCATATAAAAATAAAGCACAGTTTCAAATGGGATATAAGGGATATGTGCAATTAGCATTAAGAACTGGACAGTATAAGTCTATAAATGTGATAGAGGTACATGAGGGAGAACTTGAAGAGTGGAATCCACTTACTGAAGAATTAAAAATAGATTTTTCTAAAAAAGAATCAGATTCAATTATAGGATACGCAGGATATTTTGAATTACTTAACGGATTTAAAAAGTCAACATATTGGACAAAGGATCAGATTATTAAACATAAAAATAAGTTTAGTAAATCAGATTTTGGATGGAATAAGGATTTTGATGCAATGGCTAAAAAGACAGTATTAAGAAATATGTTAAGTAAATGGGGAATTTTAAGTATAGAAATGCAAAATGCTTATACTGCGGATTCAAATATTATAAAAGATGCTATAGTAGAAGATTCTGATGTTCAAAGCAATATTGAATATATAAATACGGATTTTGAAGTAAAAGATGAAAATCAAGAAAGTAATTTAGAAAATAATTAAACAAGCATTGTAGGAGGAAGTCATGAGCCAAGGGTGGTTTAAATTACACAGAGAATTATTTGAAAAAGCAATATGGCAAAGTTCCACTCCAGAACAAAAAGTTATATTAATTGCACTACTTGGAATGGCAAACCACCAAGGCAAAGAATGGGAGTGGAAAGGAAAACAATTTAAAGCTGAACCAGGACAATTTGTTACTTCAATTGATAGTATAGTTAAACGTTGTGGAAAAGGAATTTCAGAGCAAAATGTTAGAACTGCAATTAAAAAATTTAAAAAGTATGAATTTCTAACAGAGGAAGTAACAAAGACAGGAAGGCTTATAACCATAGTAAATTGGGGGCTTTACCAAGGGGTAGAAAATGAAACTAACAAACAAATTAACAAAGACCTAACAGACGCATCACAAACGCCTAACAAAGACTTAACAGACAGCTCACAAACACCTAACAAACAGCTAACACCTAACAAGAATGATAAGAATTATAAGAATGTAAATAATGATAATAAGAATAACTATATGTCTGATTCAAATGAATACAGACTAGCCGAATATTTGTACAAACATATTAAAGTTAATAATCCAAATGCTAAAGAACCAAATCTTCAAAACTGGGCAAAAACATTTGATTATATATTAAGAATAGACAAAAGAGATTTAGAAGAAGTGAAGGAACTTATAGTATTTTGTCAAAAGCATAGTTTTTGGTATAAGAACATATTAAGTGCAGATAAGTTCAGAAAGCAATATGAAAGACTACTACTAGAAAAGAATGATAGTAAAAAAGTTAAATATGAAAATAAAGTATATGGTAACAAAATGGACGAGTTCAACAATCATCCGCAGCGTAACTATGATTTTGACAAACTGGAAAAGAAGCTACTAGGTTGGGACCAGGAAGATACGTAAAAATAGTAGATTGCGAAGGAGTGAATAGGAATGGCTAAATTTAAATGTACAGTTACTAGAGTAGATGAATATGAAATAGAAATAGATGAAAATAGAATAAATGAAGCATGGATGTCAGAATTTCGTTCATATATGTTTCCATTTACTAATTACGAGGAACATGCAAAACATTTAGCTCAATTAAGAGCTAGAACAGAAGGATATTTTTATGAAGGATATGGATATGTAAATATAGACGGAAGCATGCCAATGCCAGTTATGCTAAGTGAAGAAAATCAAGAATGGCATGAGCCAGGAATTAATATAAACATAATAAGTGAAGATAGTGATATAGAAATTGAATGTGAGAAATTAAAAAATGAATAGATATAGAGTTGAGTTTAGAGTAAGTAGTAAAAATTATGTTAGACAAGATTGTGCAGAAGATAAGCTAGAGGAAGCTAAAAAACTTATGAAAGCGAATCAGGAGCATGAGGGAAAAGGAAAATGTTATTATAGGAAATTCCCATTAATGAAAAATGAAAAAATATATTTTTAAGAAGGGTGAGAGCATGGGACTTAGAAAAGATGATCCAGTGTATTATAAATTAAAATTAAAAAAGTTAATAGAACAAGCTTTAGAGCAGGAAATATCGTTGCAAATAGTACATCTAAATAATGGTGCTAGAGTTTCTTTTGTAGCAGATAACGGAGATGTTGCTGGAGTTGATTTACTAGAAATTAATTCGCAAAAATAAAGGAGTACGAAAATGGAAAGAGATAAATTAATAAATGTATTACAACAATTTACAGTGGCGAGTAATAATGCATCAAATTTAACTACAAAAAGATTATTGAACTTATATGGAAACATTTCTGTATTTATATATAAATCAATGAGTGAGCATTCGGATATAGCATATAAAGGACAAGATTTAATAAGTGATATAGAAAAGGAAATACAATCGAGAGCAAAGGAAATTAAATAGTGAAGAAAGGGGCTGCATGAAAGAAAGCATGGACCAATTGCAGTTTAATATAGTTACGGCAGATAAGGATAAAGAAATGAAATTAACTAAGAAGCAAGTAGTAGTGTTGCTAGAGGCTTTATGGGATTTTAAAGAAAGCGTACAGGCTGTAAATGTAGGGGAAGAAGAAATTCTAAGGAAAAGAATGTTGGAGCATAAAGAAGAAGAGGTTGAAAAACTATTTAGTTATTTGCAAGAGTGTATAAACTATAACTTTGAAAAACATCTACAAAAATGTTTTAAGAAAAGCAAAAATGATGATCCAGGAATGGAGACAATGAGTTGGTTAGCTAATGGAGGAAAAGATGGACAATAACTTTTGGGTAGAGGAAGTAGTAAGGTTATATTTTGATGAATATAGTGTAGCAGAAGCTATTGAGATAGTGAAAAGATTTATGAGATAGGATTAAGGCTATCAAATGATGTTGCTGTAACTCTTTGTTATCATTTGATAGTCAGTTAATAAGGTGATGTTATGGAGAAAAAGCTTACAAGGGATGAATTTATGAAAAAAGTTATAAATGATTATTACAAGAAAAGATATCTCAGGAATAAAAAGAAAAGTGAAGCTATTACAACAAATATAGAAGGCATAGAGAGAACCACAAGAAGGAAATGGAGGGTTGGACAACATTGAGTAAGTACAATTCAAAGAAGATAGTAATTGATGGTATTACGTTTGATAGTAAAAACGAAGGAAAGTATTATGAATACCTTAAAAAGTTAAAAGCACAAGGAAAGATATTAAATTTTGAGTTACAACCTAAGTATGAGCTGCAGCCAAGTTTTAAAAAGTATGGAAAGACACATAGGGCAATAACTTATGCACCAGACTTTTTAATATATCACGTTGACGGTACAGAAGAGTTAATAGATGTAAAAGGCATGAGTACCCAGCAAGGGGAAATGCGAAGGAAGTTATTTGATTATAAATATCCGGAGTTAAAGCTTACATGGGTAGCGAGATCATTGAAATATAGTTCAAGTGGTTGGATTGAGTACGGGGAGTTAAAGAAAAAGAGAGCAGCAGCAAAGAAGCTTAAAGGAGGAAAATAGAATGCCAATAATAAGAATTATAAATAATGATGGAGAATTACAAGAAATAGATTGTATAGGTTATAACCTTCAATATGTTGAATCTACTGGAAATGGACAAGTTCAAAAGATAAGAGCATTAAACAATGGAAAATATGATTCAAAGCACTGGATCAAGAATGAGTTTTATGCACCTTTAGCGCAAAAGATAAAGGATAAGTATAAGGAACAGATTGTAGGGTTTACTCTTGTAAATGTAAATAAGATTTTATTCTTAGAGGATACAGATTATGTTGGAGATGAAATGAGTAGAAATGACGAAGTTATGTGGATTAAGAAAGCACCAAAGCAATTAACAGAGCTAACAGGATATAAGTTTATTGTTTTCAGTAGAGAATTTTGGATGTCAAGAATAAGTAAAGAGCAAATATTGTGGCATATATATTCAGTCTTAAAGCAGATTGATGGAGATAAATTAAGGGAACCGGATATAAAAGGTTGGAAAGAAGTATTAGGTACTTTAGGTTACGGATGGGAAACAACATTAAGTCCTATGCCGGATCTTATGGACGGTTTTGAAGATGAAGATTTCATAATGCTAAAGAAAGCTGATAAACAAGTAAGATTTGATTTAAAGAATGCTAAATAGGGGGTTTGAATGCTCCTTGAAAGGAGGAAAAGTTATGGAACTTACTCCAGTACAAATAAGTATCTTTGATATACAAGTAACAAAAGCTGCTAAGAAAATAGCAGAAAAGCCTAGAGAATTTATCAATAAAGTTACACCAGTTAAAATTGAGAAAAACGTTAATCCTTTAAAATTAACAGAACTACAACAAAAATTCTTAAATGAACATAGTGTAATGAAAAATGAGAATTTAAGTAGGCTAATAAAATACTGTAGTGGAGGAATTGGAATAGAGCTTATTGCTCCAGGAGGATTCAAAACTATATATTTAAATAAGCAAGGTATTGAAGAATTTGAATTTGATAAAAGAATCAATGTATTACCTATGGACCAGGTGCTTTATTATAAACACGAATTAAAAATAAATGAGCTACAAGAAGATAGATTAAAGACTATTAAAGAGAAGTATGAGGATCTAAAAGAAATTAGACGTAAAGGTGATGAAAATATAATAGTAGAGTTGGAAGATAAGGTTATTAGCATAAATCCTCTAGGGTGGATATTAGAGTTTAACAATGTACGAGCTATATATTCACAAAATGAGGTCATACAAGAGCAAAATAAAGAATCAGAAGCAATTGATATAAAGCAGATGCAAAAGAGCGTTAAAGTTGGAGACAGAGTACAAGCATATCTCAATAAAAAAGAAATTGTAAAAGGAACAATTACAAGAGAGTATGGACTTGGTAATGAGATATTAAATATTTCATTTAAGAGAGGAGACGTTGGAGTAGCTACTGCTATAGGTAGGAGGCAAGTTATTAAAATATTAGAAGTGGGGGCTTAAAGTGAAGGAGTCATTAATTATAGTAGTGGCAATACTTATTGTTGCTGCTGCTGTAACTATATTAAGAATAGATAATTAGGAGGTAGTTCCTTATGAAAATTATAATCATGAATGCTAATAAGAGTGATTGGTATTCAAGTAAATTAGGTAAGGTTTATGAGGTTAAGAAGATAAATAAATTTAGTTACACTACTAAAGCTGGTGAAGTAAGCAAATATGATGCCCAGGTAATTGAGAGGTGATATAGATGAAAGATAATAATTACAGAAAGACAGAAGGAGTTTTATACAATTATACAGATATAAAAACAGAGATTAAAAATACTGAAATAGATATACAAGAACTAAAATCAGAATATGAAGGAGTTTGTGGAGTATCCTATGAAGAAAGGTCAGCTCCTACCAATAAATTTAATTCTAGCGTAGAAAATGAATTATTAAGAAAAGAAAAGTTAATTAAAAAGCTTACTAGAGAAAAAAATAGTAAACAAAGGTTAATAGATAAGATAGATAATGCATTAAATCCTTTAGATGAAACTGAAAAGAAGATAATAGAATACAGATGCATTAAAGGCTATAGTTGGGCAAAGGTAGGAGTATTACTTAACATAGACGGAGATTACTGTGGCAAGATAATGCGAAAAGCACTTAGCAAGATAACTTCACAGATATGGATTAAAGAAAAATTTCAGTAAAAATTGCGTAAAATACACGTAAAAAGTACGTAAAATAGACGGAACATTTACTGGATATATGTGCTAATATAGTATCATAGAAAAAGATAACACAGCAGGGACACTGTAAATCTTAGTTCAAGCACTCGGAAACGGGTGTCTTTTTTGTGTGAATTTAATATAATAATATAGAGAATATTAAAAATAAAAGCTTGATGAAAAACATCAAGCTTTTATATTGAGATATAGGATCTTTACGTTGGAATAAAAGTTCCTAGTTTAATCTAGTGTTTATGCAAATAATAATAAGTGAACAATATCATTGCTGATAAGATTAAAAAATATACGTCGGTAGATTTAATAATTCTATCCGTTGAAAATACTAACTTAGTTATAAAAGTACTTATCAGGCTAGTTATTATAGGATTAATATACCCTTTTATATTAGTCCTAATTTTTTTACTTATTATTTTGCCTTTACGATTACTTTTACGGTAGCTTCTTTTGGTATTTTTTTTCATAGAACTAGCCTTTTTAAACATATTAGCATATTTATGAAAAATAAAAGAAACTAACACGTTAAGACCTCCTTTCAAAGAGAATTCCAACGCAATTTCATTATAACATTTTATGGAAATTATTTAAATGAAAATACTAACCAAATATTAAATCATTGAAGGTTTTTATTGTGGTGTAGAGACTTGTTTCACAATAGTTATTGATGGAGTGATAAAATAAAGAAAATAGAATCTATATTTACATAATATTATGTAAATTTAATTCTAATGTAAACTGTATAACAAACTTTTTATATTAAGCTTAAGAACATATCTGGATTGATTTGAGTTTTATAAAAATATGAGTAAAGGAAGGTGGCATTGTGAAGCTAACACCAAAACAGAAGGCATTTGCTGACTATTATATACAGTTAGGCAATGCCACAGAAGCAGCAAAGAAAGCTGGATATAAAGGTAAGAATTTAAACAGAGTAGCAAGTGAGAACTTGTCAAAACTAGATATTAAGAATTATATAGATGAAAAAATGAAAGAATTAGAAGATTCAAGAATAGCTAAAGCTGATGAAGTCCTTAAATATCTTACTAGAGTTGTTAGAGGTGAAGAAAAAGAACCTTTAGCAGTTCAAGAGCAAGAACCAGTAATAGGAGATGATGGTAAGAAAAAAGGCTATAGAACTGTAACTAAAGTAATTAATATAGGACCTAATATAAAAGATAGAAATAAAGCAGCAGAGTTGTTGGGTAAGAGATATAGATTATTTACAGAAAAAGTTGAAGTTGAAGGAAATGTAGGAATAGAGATAGTAGATGATATAGATGAATAAGCAAAGAGTAAAATTAAAATCAATAATAGCTCCTAGTTTTCATCAAATTCATAAAGATATTAAAAGCGGACTTTATACTCATCATTGGCTAAAGGGTGGTCGTGGTAGTACGAAGTCTTCTTTTATTTCAATAGAAATTATTCTTAATATAATGAAAGATGCACAAGAAGAAAAGTTAACTAACGCAGTAATATTTAGAAGAGTAAAAGATACTCTAAGAGGGTCTGTATTTGAACAAATGTTATGGGCAATAGGAAAGCTTAAATGTGAAAGCCAATGGGAAGTTAACTTTTCACCATTAAAACTTACTTTTAAATCAACCGGTCAAGTTGTATTGTTTAAAGGTGCTGATAATCCTCTTAAAATGAAATCTATTAAAGTTGCAAAGGGATATATAAAATATATTTGGTATGAAGAAGTAGACGAGTTTGAGGGGTATGACAAAATAAGAAATATTAATCAATCTCTTATGAGAGGTGGTCCTAAATTTTGTGTATTCTATTCTTTTAACCCACCAGAAAGCCAAAGGAATTGGGCAAACATGGAGGTTTTACAGACAAGAAAAGATAAGCTAGTTCATCATAGTAATTATTTAAGTGTACCAAAGGAATGGCTTGGAGAACAGTTTATATTAGAAGCTGAACATCTTAAAAAAGTAAATCCTACTAAGTATGAACATGATTATTTAGGAGCAGTTACTGGGACTGGTGGGGAAGTATTTACTAATGTAACTATAAGAAAAATGACTGATGAAGAAATAGCAAACTTTGATAGGGTACATAGAGGTTTAGACTTTGGTTATGCTAGTGATCCATTACACTATACAGTAAATCATTATGATAAAACTAGAAGAAGATTATATATATTCTATGAAATTCATAAGGCTGGAATGAGTAATAGTTCAGCAGTAGAAACTATAAAACAAGAAAATAAAAGTAATAACAGAATTGTAGCAGATAGTGCTGAACCTAGAACAATAGCAGAATTTAAAAAATTAGGATTAAAGATTATTGGAGCAAAGAAGGGTCCAGATAGTGTAGAGCATGGTGTTAAGTTTTTACAGGACTTAGAAGAGATAATTATTGATAAAGAAAGATGCCCTAATACTGCTAGAGAGTTCTTAGGTTATGAACTAGAAAAAGACAAAGAAGGAAACTTTAAAGCAGAGTTCCCAGATAAAAATAACCATAGTATAGATTCTATTAGGTATTCATTAGAAGATGAAATGAAAGCTAAGAAATGGCTAGTGTAGGAGGTGATAAGCTTGAATTGTTCAGAAATTAAAAAACTAATAGATAGAGATAGAGTATCACAAAATAAAGCAAAGGGTAGGGAAGGAATTAAGTATTACAAAGGAGGACATGAAATACTTAATTATAGGTTATTCTACTATGATAATAATGGAATTTTAAAAGAAGATAAGTATAGGAGTAATATAAAGATACCTCATTTATTTCATACAGAATTAGTGGACCAGAAGGTGCAGTATTTATTATCTAACCCTATAGAAGTTGTAACAGAGGACCAGGAGCTACAAGAAAAACTAAAAGAGTATATTAATGAGGACTTTCAGGAAACGCTGCAAAATGCTATTGAAGGAGCTAGTAATAAAGGTCTTGAATATGTTTATGCTTATGTAGATTCTAGTAATAAAATTAACTTTCAGGTAGCTGATAGTTTAAGTGTTATTCCTGTATATGATGAACTAGATCATTATAAATTAAAATCCATAGTGAGATATTATGATACTAAAATACAGGACCAGAACAAGGAAGTAATAATTACTAAAGCAGAGGTATGGACAGATAAGGATGTAACTTATTATATCCAGGATAAAGATAGCAAAGAATTTAAATTAGATGGTATAAAACCGAACCCAAGACCTCATATAACCCTTGAAGATGAAAAGGCTTATTATGATGGTGGAAGTTTTGGCTATATACCATTTTTTAAGCTCCAAAATAATAAGTATGAAAAGACAGATTTAGAACCTATTAAAGCACTCATAGATGATTATGACCTTATGGCTTGTAGCTTATCAAATAACTTGCAAGACTTCCAGGAAGCAATATATGTAGTTAGAGGTTATCCAGGTGATAACTTAGATGAATTAACGTTAAACCTTAAGACTAAAAAAACTATAGGAGTAGATGAAACTGGTGGATTAGATGTTAAGACTATAGATATTCCTATAGCAGCAAGAGAATCTAAAATAAGACTAGATAAAGAATCTATATATAAGTTTGGAATGGGATTTGATTCTTCTCAAGTAGGTGATGGAAATGTTACAAATGTAGTTATTAAGTCCAGATATGCTTTATTGGACCTTAAATGTAATAAAGCAGAGATAAGGCTAAGAAAACTTATAAGGCAACTATTAAAAGCTATAGTAGATGATATTAACAGACGATTTAATACCGCCTATAATTACATGGATATTGATATTAATATTATTCGTGAAACTATGGTTAATGAAAATGATATAGCTAACAATGAAAAAATAGATGCTGAAGCAAAAGGACAATTAATAAATAACATACTTACTGCTGCAACAAGACTTGATGATGATACAGTATTAAAATTACTATGTGATATTCTTGAACTCGATTATGAAGAAGTTAAAGAAAAAATAGACATGCAACCTTATGAGCTTATTAATTTAGATGCAATAACAGAAAAAGAAATAAATGAGGATCAAGACAATGGAGAAGCTTAGTAAATATTATTTAGAGATATTAAAGCTTCTTAAAGAAGGAGAAAAGGATACAAATAAGTTATTGCTTACTAATTATAAATCGTCACTTATAGAAATGAAAAAGCTTTTAAACTCTTATTTAAATAGATATGGGGAATTAAGCTTTCAAGAATGGTTGAAAGTAGATAGGCTAAAATCATTGATTAATCAAATAAATGTTATACTAGATAATACTTATAAAAACAATGAAACTTTGATAAGCAACCATGCCCAGGATTCTTATTCTAAAGCTTATAATGGTTTGTTTTATCAGTTAGAAGTGGAGACTGGTTTAATATTAGATTTTACAATGATTGATACTAAAACAGTAGAAAAAGCTATTCAGATGCCTATAGATGGGTTAAGGTTAAGTGAAAGATTATATGATAAACACTTACATAATCTTAAGCTTAAAACTAAAGGAGCTTTAACAAGAGGTCTTATAAATGGTTCTGGGTATAGAGATATAGCTGGGGATATAAGCAATATAGGAGTAGCTGATTACAAACAAGCTTTAAGAATAGCTATAACAGAAGGTAACAGGCTTAGAAGTTTAGCAAGAGAAGATAGTTATCAAGAAGCAAGTAAATTAGGAATAGGCTTAAAGAAAAGATGGCTTTCAACATTAGATCATAAAACAAGAGATACACATAGAGCTTTAGATGGTGTAACTATAGGTATAGATGAAGAATTTGAAATAAGAGGTTATAAAGCATTGCAGCCTAGATTATTTGGAGTAGCTAGTGAAGATATTCATTGTAGATGTGACACTATATCTATAGTTGAAGATATAGCCCCAAATTTAAGGCGAGATAATACTACTGGGGAGATTATAGAATATGAAAATTATAATGAATGGTATAGTAAAAGATTTGGAGATGATGTTTATAAAGGTGGATATTGGTATACAAAAGATGATATAATAAAAATAACAGAGGATCATAAAGGAGAACATTATAGTCCTCCAAGAAAACATAAACCTTATGTAGTAATAGAGAGTGATAAAGTTAGTAAAAATGGTTTTAATCAAGTTGATAGAACTTTATATGATAAAGATGGAATGATGGTTAAACAAATTCATTCGGGGCATCATAATAGACCTAAACAGCATCCTTATGGTAAGCACGGAGAACATATTCATATTTATAAGTGGGATAAAGAAGGAAAAATGATTTCAAGAGAAGTTAAAGAACTAACTGAAAAGGAAAGAAGACAGCATAGGGATATATTGAAGGAGTGATACTATGAATCTTAAAGATTTGAAATATCAAAGTGAAACTGATGATATTACTTTTCATTATAAAGATAAAGAGTATGTAATATGTTTGCTTAATGATAAATATTACACAGGTGAAGCCGGTAATGATGAAGATGAAAATGAATTTAATTCATTTATGGATATGGCTGATAACTGGATAATACAAGGCAAAAAGTTAAAATATATTGTCAAATATATAAAGTTAATATAAAAGTACTTACTAAGTTAAATAGTAGGTACTTTTTATTTTGACCTCTAAAAGTGGTATAATGTAATAAATTATGGCATTGGGGGGGGGCGACTATATGGAAATTCAAGTAAAAGGTATACTAAAGAAACTTAGTGTTACAGATGATAAAGTCAATGTAGGAAGACTTGAAATTGCAAATAATAAAATAACAGAGATTAAGTATCAAATGGCAACTGCATGGACACAAGGATTTATAACATTTTGTACTGAAAAAGGCGGTCAAAAAGTAAAAAATTTAAATGATGCTACATTGAATAAAAATAGCATATGTTTTATTATGGCAGCAATGAAAAGGTTGAAGAAGTTTTAAAATTCTTTTCTGAAAAAGTAACTTTAACAGAAGTTATAGGAATTAAAAAAGCAGAGAAGGTAAAATCAAAATCGAAAGATGAAGATATGGTGTGTTGCCCTAAATGTGGCTCTACACAAATAACAGCTAATAAAAGAGGATTTAGTGTTGGTAAAGCATTACTTTTAGGCGGTGTAGGAGGATTTATAGGAAAAAATAAAATAGAAATAACCTGTTTAAAATGCGGTTACAGATGGAAAGCGGGTAAGAAATAACACTCTAGAAGTAGGGTGTTTTTATTTTGCTCTTTTTTAAGTGTTGCAGAGCATAAAGAACAACGGTACTCCTAACTGGGAGCAACCAGTATAAATATGCTATTGGAGGTAATGAAAATGGAATGGTTAAAAAAAATATTAGAAGGCGCAACAATTAAAGATGGAAAGTTAGATATTGATGGATTAATGAAGTCAATTAATACTGAATTTCCTAAAAATGCAGTACCAAAAGAAAAGTATAATGAGGTTTCAAATGACCTTAAAACTGCAAATAAAACTTTAGATGATTTAAAGAAAAATCATAAAGATATTGAAGAATTGCAAACAGAAATTGAGAATTACAAAAATAAAGCTGCAGAATCAGAAGCGGCTAGAGCAAAAGAACAGAAGGAATTTACTATTAAGAGTAAGTTAAAAGATTTAGGTTGTACAGACTTAGATTATATGCTTTATAAATTAGGCGATATTGATAAGTTAGACTTAGAAAAAGATTGGGAAAATAAAGCTAAGGAGTTAAAAGAAAATAATGCTACATTCTTCCCAGCAGAAGATAAGAAAGAGCCAGGAAAACAAGATCCTAAGATAATAGTTAATAAGTTGCCTGGAGCAGATAATCCACCACAAAGTTTTACAATGGACCAGTTAAAAAGCATGACACCAGAAGAAATAAATAAGAATTGGGATACAATAAAAGATTTAAAATTTGATGAATAAGAAAGGATGATGTTAAATGTCAGTAAAGAATTTTATACCACAAATATGGAGTGCTAGGTTGCTTGCTAATTTAGATAAGAAGCTAGTATATGCTAATGCAGTAAATAGAGATTATGAAGGAGAAATTAAGAAGTTTGGTGATACTGTTAAGATAAATCAAATGGGTGATGTAACAGTTAAAGACTATAAAGATGGAAAGATAGATGATCCAGAAGAATTAAAATCTAGTCAAACTATACTTACAATAGACCAAGCAAAGTATTTTAATTTTAAAGTTGATGATGTAGATAAGGCACAAGCAAATATAACTCTAGTAGATAAAGGGATGGGAAGAGCATCATATGCAGTACAAGATGTTATAGACCAATTCATTGCTGCATTTGTTAAAGATGCAAAAATAAAAATGGGGAGTTCATCAAAACCAATAGAATTAACTTCAACTAATGCTTATGATACTTTAGTAGATTTAGGTGTTGAATTAGATAATAAGAGTGTTCCAAGGGTAGGTAGATTTGCTATTTTACCACCTTTTTATTTAGGGTTACTTTCTAAGGATGCCAGATTTACAAAAGAATATAAGATATTAGAAAATGGAGTTGTTGAAGGTGCTACAGTAGCTGGGTTTAGTCTACGAATGTCTAATAACGTTCCAGTATCTTCAGAAAATTATTCTATAATGGCTGGAACAGATATGGCTATTAGTTTTGCTGGACAAGTAACTGAAATAGAAGCATATAGACCAGAAAAATCATTTGCGGATGCAATGAAGGGGTTATATGTATTCGGTGCTAAAGTAGTTCAACCAGATTGTTTAGCATGTTTAACTGTAAAGCAAAAGGTAGCAGAAGTATAGATTAAGGATTAATTTTCTTAGTCTTATTTTTTAGGTGGTGATAAATTGATTATATCTTTAGAAGAAGCTAGGCAACTTTTAAAAATAAAAGATGATAATAAAGATGTTGAACTAGAATTTAAACTCTTTGCTATTGAAACCATGATAAGAAATAAGACCAATAATAAGTTTTTAGATAGTAGAGTGAGAGTAAGTAATCATTTATTTTTTAATCAGGCTAATACAATAACTGGTGTTAATTTTAAAGCCTTAGGATTTAGAAAGGGCAATACTATTGATATAGATGATAGTATTCAAAATAATGGAGTATATGAAGTCTTAGAGGTATCTGAAACATATATAAAAGTCAAAGAAGATATACAGGAAGAAGAATGTAATTGTCTTATAACTAAAATTAATTATCCAAGCGATATTAAGCTAGGGGTTATTAAATTATTACAGTATGATAATAAAATGGCTGATAAGATAGGCATTAAACAAGAAACAATAGCTAGAGTATCAACTACTTATTTTGATATGAATAGTAATGAAAGTGTAGAAGGTTATCCAGCAGCATTACTAAAATTTTTAGACAAATATAAAAAGTTGAGGTGGTCATAATGGATACTTCAAGAGCACCAAGTTTTTCTGTTATGGGAATTGTTAAAAAAGATAATGGTATAGGTGGATTTATTGAAAAAGAAGATGAATTGTTTAAGATGCAAGGATATTTGGATTTATTAACTGGAGATGAAACAAATACAAATAATGCTTTTATCCAGGAATCTTCCCATATCATTATTACAAATTATAGAGATGATATAACTACTAAGCATTGGATTATAGATAGTAAAAATAATAGATACAATATAGTCTTAGTAGATGATCCAGTATCAATGCATAACCACTTAGAAATATATTTAAAATTTATAGGTCAGCATAATGTTTAGAGATAATAGTAGAGCGTGTAAAGAAGCTATAAGAACATCACAGATTATGTGGCTAAAAGCTGCTGCACTCGTTATACAGTCCCAAGCTAAAGCATTAGCTCCGGTTGATACTTCTAATCTAAAGACAAGCATTAACCATAAGATAGTAATTGATAAATTAGAAGCATATGTAGGAACTAATTGTGAATATGCTATATATGTTGAATTTGGTACTGGTGAGTTTGCTGAGAGTTGTCAAGGTAGGAAAGGTGGGTGGATTTATGAAGATACTCAAGGAAAACATCATTTCACCAAGGGGATGAAACCTAAACCTTATTTAAGACCAGCTTATAGGCAAAATAAAGAACAATTAATTCAACTTTTAAATAAATATTTAAGGAAAATAAGGTGATAACATGATACCTTTTTTAATAGAACTAACTAAAGAGTTTAAAAAAATATGTAAAGAAGCTTACTTAGAAATTAATACAGCTGATAAAGTTAAATATCCATATGTGACCTTCTCTTATTCTGGTGAAGCACTAGAAAATACAAGAGAAGGTTTTTATATTGATGTAGATATATTTGATAATTGTGGATCTGATACTATAAGGTTAGAACAATTAACTGAGGATATAAGACAACACTTTTTAAAATCAAGTATATTAACAGAGAAGGTTCTATTACAGTTTAAAGTATCAAGTAGGCGAATGATACCTACTACAAATAAACAGATAAAAAGAAGATGGTTACAATTATATTGTAAGGTAGATTGGAGGGAATAAAATGAGTGTCCAAAGAACAGGATATACAAAATCAACACCACAACATTATTGGGTAGATGCTGGAGCAATATATGATAATCTTACATTCAATAAAGAAACTAAAACATGGGAAGGTGGAAAACCTATAGGTGCTACGGCAGATGGAAACAAAATTACTTTTGAACAAGAATATAGACAGATAGAAGTAGACGGGGTATTTGTACCAGCAGTAGGACAGAAAGTTTTAAAAAGTGCTAGTGCAAAATTAGAAGTAAATGTAAAGGAGATTACACCGGAAAATATAAGAAAATCCATAAATGGTATTATACGAAAAGATGAAAATTATGAAGGGTATTCTATTATAGAATCAAAAGCTCAATTGGAAGATAGTGATTATATACCTCATTTATATTTAGTAGGAACTATAACAGGCTCAAAACAACCTATTATAGTTGAATTTGATAATTGTTTATGTATAAGTGGACTCAATGTAGAAACAAAGGATGATGATGAAGCAGTTATAAAAATGGAATTTGAAGCACATGCAAGTGCAGAACAAGTTGCTAATAGAAAAATACCAGCAAGGTTTTATGCTCCTGACACTGGAGAAGAAATAAGTATTCAAAAACTTACTGGTAAAAAGGAAGAATAATTTAGAACTCATATAGTGGGTTCTTTTCTATTTTTAAGGAGGATTATATTATGGAAAATAAATTAGAAATGAGAAAATTAGGTGGACAAGATACTTTTTTAATGTTAAAGATTATGTCTAAAACAGGAGCTAAGAATGCAATAAAAGAGTTTCTAAAGAAGCAAGGAAGCTTTGGAAAGGATAAAAAAACAGAAGAAGATTACAAAGCTATAGGTATAGAAGTAATGCTTGATGTTGCTGATACAGTAATGTGCAATTTAGATAATGCACAATCAGATATTAACAAACTATTAGCTAATTTATGTGATGTCAAAGTAAAAGAAATAGAACAATTAGATTTTATGGAATATAATACTTTGATTATGGATTTCTTTAAGAAGGAAGAATTAAAAGTTTTTTTCAAACTTATATTCTCATCATTCAAATAAATGAGAATAAGTTTATAGATATTTTATATAAAAGATATGGTAATCCGTTAGAACTCTTATCCAATATGGATTTTGAGGAACTAACGGATTTTATTTTGTACTTAATTAAAGAGCAAAGAGAAGAAGATTTATGGCAAATATGGTTACACAAAGATATAGATAAAGATTTTCAAGAATGGAAAAAAGAAATTCAATCTAAACAAAATGTAACTAATAAAAAAATGAGTAAGGATCAGGAAAAAGAAAATATTTTGAAAGCTGAAAGAATTCTAGGAAGGGGGTGAATAGATGGAGTTATTTGCCCTAATGGGGCGTATTGCTGTTAATGGAAGAGAAGCTAACAGAGAAATTGATAATGTAACTGGTCACGCCCAAAATGCAGAAGGGAAAATCTCTAGTGCTTTTTCAAAAATAGGCAAGGTAGTAGCTGGTGCATTTACAGTAGGCGCAGTAGCAGCGTTTGAAAAGAAAATAGTAAGTACTTATGCTACATATGATGACCAGATGCGAAAAGTACAAGCAGTTAGTGGTGCAACAGGTAAGCAATTTGAAATGCTTAGAGGTAAAGCAGAAGAACTTGGGGCAAAGACTAGATTTAGTGCAACAGAAGCAGGGCAAGGAATGGAGAACCTTGCTAGAGCCGGTTGGAAAACTGGAGAAATAATGAGTGGTATAGGTCCAGTACTTTCCTTTGCAACTGCAAACGTTATAGATTTAGGAAGTGCTGCTGGAATAGTATCTGATGGACTTTCACAATTTGGACTAAAGGCTAAAGATACTGGAATGTTTACAGATGTTTTAAGTGCTACTGCCGCGGCGGCGAATACAGATATTAGTTTACTAGGGGAAACTTTTAAATACTGTGGTGCTCCAGCTGGTGCATTAGGGTATAAATTACAAGACGTTGCTATAGCTATTGGACTTATGGCCAATAAAGGTATAAAAGGAAGCCAAGCAGGAACAACATTAAGAAGTGCTATGACAAGACTTGCAAATCCAACTGGTGCAAGTGCTAAAGCAATGAAAAAATTAGGTGTTTCACTTACAGATAGTTCTGGAAAAGTAAAACCATTTATTACACTTATTAAAGAATTAAGACAGAAATTTAGTAAATTAACAGATTCACAAAAAGCTCAAATGGCATCAACTATATTTGGTCAAGAAGCTATGTCAGGAATGCTTGCAGTTGTGAACTCTAGTGATGAAGAATTTAATAAAATGACTAAAGCTATAGGTAATTGTGATGGTCAAACACAGAAAATGGCTGATACTATGGATGGTGGACTTGGTGGAGCTATTGCTGGAGTTAAAAGTGCTTTTGAAGGTCTACTTATTAAATTGGGTGGAATGCAAGAAGGTATTTTAGTTGATGGTTTTAAGAAGTTAGCAGAAGTACTTCAAAATTTACCTAGTAAGATACAAAGTGTAAGTAATAAAATAAATTCATTTAAGAATTTTTTAAAAGATAATGGAACAACAATAAAAGCAGTTATAATTGCATTAAGTGTTTTGAGTACTGGCATATTAGTGTATAGTGGAAAACTTACAGTAGCCACAATAGCTACTAAAGCGATAAGTACTGCACAAACTATATATATAGCTGGAATGTATGCAGCTGAATTTGCAACAAAAGCATTTGGGATTGCTTTAAATTTTGTTACATCTCCTATAGGTATTGTAACTTTAGCAGTTGCCGCGTTTGCAGCAGCAGCTTATTTAATATATAAAAATTGGGATAAGATAGGACCTTGGTTAAGCAATCTTTGGAATGGTATTAAAGAGGTTTCGGAAAATGTTTGGAATGGTTTAAAAGATTTCTTTTCAACTACATGGCAAGCTATAGTAGATGTATTTATAACCATATGGGAAGGAATTAAATGGCCTTTTGAAATGCTATGGGAAATTATAAAAGCTATAGTTCTTTCTGTAATAACTATAATAAAGACTATAATACAAACTGAGTTAAATATAATAAAAGCTATATGGGAGCTTATATGGGAGCTTATATGGAATAACATAAAAGATTTCGTACTTCCTATTTGGAATGCAATTAAAACTACAATTCAAACAGTTATAAATGCAATAAAAAATATAGTAACAACCGTTTGGAATGCAATTAAAAGTGTTACTACAACTGTTTGGAATTCTATCAAAGGTGTAATAATTACAGTATGGAGTGGCATAAAAAGTGTAGTTACTTCTGCCATAAATGTAGTTAAGTCAGTAATAACAACAGTATGGAATGCTATTAAATCAGTTACTAGTTCCGTATGGAATGGAATAAAAGGTGTGATAAGCGGTGTATGGAATGGAATAAAAGGCGTAGTTACTGGAGCAGTAAATGGAGTTAAAAGTGTAATTACTAGTGTGTGGAATAGTATTAAAAGTGTTACAAGTAGTGTATGGAATTCTATCAAAGGAATTATACAAAAACCTATTCAAGCTGCAGCAGATTTTGTAGGTAAACAAGTGGAAAAAATTAAAGGGTTCTTTTCTAGGCTTAATATTAAATTTCCACACATTAAGTTACCACATTTTAAATTAGATGGAGAGTTTAGTTTAGCACCACCTAAAGTACCACATCTTGGTGTGGATTGGTATGCAGAAGGTGGTATTCTTACAAAACCAACTGTATTTGGTATGATGAATGGTAGACCACAAGTTGGTGGTGAAGCTGGACCCGAAGCGGTACTTCCTATAGAAAAATTAAGTAGTATATTAGTAGATACTTTTAAAAATATGGGTATGGAAAAGTCTATAATAATACAACTAGATGGAAGGACAATTGCAAGAGCTACAGCCCCATATATGAGTGAAGAATTAAGCTATAGGAATAAAAGGAGGTTTTAATGATGTATGGATTTGAGTTTAATAATAAGTACTCTAAGGATTTAGGAATATATATAGGTAACAGACCTCCTATTCCTAAAGCTGAAAAAGTAATTAAGCATATTGAAGTACCAGGAAGAAGTGGAGCTTTAACAGAAGATACAGGAGCTTATAAAGACATAGAGCTACCTTTTGAATGTACTATAAAAGACATTGATGTAGAAGAAAAGACAGTACTATTAAACAATTGGTTAGATGGTTCTGGAATTTTAAAACTAGACTATTTAGCCAACTTCTTTTTTAAGGTTAAAGAGGTTAAGTTTGATGGAACAGATGTTGATTATACAACAGGAGATTTTACAGTTACTTTTGTATGTGATCCATTTAAATATTATATAGATAATTCTGCTATAGAAACAAAAAAGCCTACCATTATATATGGTCCTGAGTTTACTTATAAATCCGAACCAGTAATTAAAGTTTATGGTAGTGGAGATATAAAGTTAAACATAAATAAGTATTCTATAAAATTATTAAATGTACAAGATTACGTTACTGTAAATTCTGTACTACAAGAGTGCTACAAAGATAATCATAATAACAAAATGCAAGGAGAATTTCCAATGTTTTTACAAGAAGAAAATAAAATAAGCTGGAATGGTGATGTACAAAAGATAGAAATTATACCGAATTGGAGGTGTTTATAGATTGGATAAAATCTTTAATTTAAAGATAGATACTAAGAATAAAAATGTAAGTACAGTTACAGGATTAAAGCAGTTTGATAATAATTCTGTACTTAATATTATTTTGCTGCAGAATAGTTTGGCATTAGACTTATCTAACTGTACTGTAAGACTTAATTTCAAAAAAGAAGATAAAAGAGTATTATTATATATGGCAGATATAGATAATGCTAAAGAAGGTAAAGTAAGTATTAAACTAAGTCCAGAAGTATTAGAAAAATATGGACTTATTAAGGCAGATATAAGTGTATTCGATAGTAATTTATTAAAAATAACTAGTGCTACTTTCAACATTAAAGTTGAGAAATCTGTATATAATGATGATACTTACTTTACAGATAAAGATTTAGACTTAATGCAACAAGAGTATGTTAGAGAAAAAGAAAGACAGAAAGCTGAAAGTGCTAGAGGTGAAAATGAACTAGCAAGAATTACGTATGAACAACAAAGAAAGAACAATGAAAATACTAGAATAAGCAATGAAGAAGCTAGACAGAAAGCTGAAACTGCTAGAGTAGCAGAGTGGAACAATGTAAAGAAAGATGCTAATAATATTAAAAATACTTTAGATACTACAATAGATACTGCTAATAAAACTAAAGATAATTTACAAAATACAATTACTGCTGGAGATAAATTAAAACAAGAATTAAACGTTAATAACTATGTTACTAATACGAGGTACAGTGAATTTGAAAAGAAAACTAATTCACAATATGAAGAAAACAAGAATAAGTTAAATAATTTTGGTGGCAGAAATTACTTATTAAATAGTTCTCTATCAAGTTTAACTCATTGGTCAAAAAGATTTCAAACAAATGAAACAAATGAAAAAAATAAAATTGAAATAAAAGATAATTCTTGTCACATAATAAATACAAATCAAGATTTAATAGGTATTTATCAGAATCCTGCTGATTTGGATTTAAATGAAAATTATGTACTATCTTTTTATGTTAAATGTAAAAAAGATAGTCAAATGCTAGTTGGTTTTTCTGATACAGGTGTTTCGTGTTTAATTACACATTCCGAATGGAAAAGAAAAAGTGTTAACATTGGTAAGCCATCTGGACAAAGTGTTGGTTGTATTTTATATGCTAAACAAGGACATGAAGTATATATTAAAGATGTTAAATTAGAAAGAGGATTCGTCGATACAGATTGGACACTTGCACCCGAGGAAATTATTGCTAATTCAAAACGATTAGATGCAATAGAAAAAATTTTAATAGATAAGGGATACATGAAAGTAACACAAAATTTATAATATAAGGTAGGTAGATAATATGGCTTTAGATATAAATATAACTGAAATAATAATAAATCAATTGCGTTATGGAACTATGGATAAAGAGGAAATACGAAAGAAAGTAGATGTAATGTACTTTTGTAATGCATTTTCAGAAGAAGATTATAAAAGAATTATTGCAGTATACGAGGAAGTAACTAAAAAAGCAGATAAAATAGAAGATGTAGAACATAAAGAAACAGAACATACTGCGTAATAGGTAGCTAATGCGAACTAAAATTAAATGTTAAGGCTATAGTTAAGGACTTTTCACAAGTCTTTTTTATTGCCTTTTTTAATAGGTAGGTGATAAAAATAATTAATATTTATGATGCAAAGGAAATAGATTTTACACACAATGGACTTGCAGTTCTGGATAAATGTATAAGATGTGAAGTAGAAGAAGAACTTAATGGTTTTTACGGATTAGAACTAGAATATCCTATATTCGATAAAAAATCTAATTATTTAATTAAGGATAATATTGTGAAAGCTAATACTCCTAATGGTTATCAATTATTTCGTATATACAGACCAGTTAAAAATATGGGGGTTGTGATTTGTTATGCAAAACATATTTTTTATGATCTAATAGATAATTTCATAGAAAGTTATAGAACAGGAAGTGTTACAGGAGATACTGCATTAAAAGGAATTTTAAATAATACACAATATCCAACTAATTTTAGTAGTTCAAGTAATATAAATGAGATATCAGATGCATTTTATGTTAGAAAAAATCCAGTTGAAGCCATATTAGGAGAAAATGAAAACTCTCTTATTAGTAGATGGGGCGGAGAGATATTAAGAGATAATTTTAATATTTCTATACTTAATTTTATAGGTACTGATAAAGGTGTGACTATAAGCTATGGTAAGAACCTTTTAGGACTAGAAGAAGATTTAGACAATAGTGAAGTCGTTACAAGGATTATGCCAACAGGATTAACAGAAAATGATTCAGTAATTATGTTAGAAGAAAAATATATAGATTCTCCTAATTTAGATAAGTATCCACATCCTAAAATCAGACATATGCATTTTGGAGATATAAAAGTGGAGCCCGAAAAAAATATAACCTTAGCAGATGTAAAAAGAAGGCTTAGAGAAAAAGTTCAAGAGTTATATCGAATTCAACATATAGATATTCCTAAAACTAATTATAAGGTAGATTTTGTAGAGCTTAGTAAAACAGAAGAATATAAAAATTATAGTTGTTTGGAGAGCGTAAATTTAGGAGATATAGTAACTGTTAAACACTTAAAAATGGGTATAAACATAAGGCAAAAGGTAATTAAATATAAATGGGATAGTTTACTAGAAAAATACTTAGAAATAGAGCTTGGAAGCTTTAAGGAGAGCCTAGAAGATGATTTTACAGAC